CAGACGACCAACAAACTTGGAGAACTTCAGTTCATCACGCAGAATCTCAGAAGAACGACCGAGATTGAAACCACCATCACTGGCGATTCTAGACTCGGGAACATTCAGTGCTCTATACAGTTTCTTCTGGAAGTATTCAATATCAGCAAGTTCGCCCAGATTCTGACCACCAGGAAGTGTGGTGATTTCAGTACCACGTCCACCTTCTCTTCTAGGTAACCAGAAGTCTTCCATCATGGACATAAACTTGCGATCATCACGGACCTCACCCGTCTGTGCGTTATAGACAAGTTTGTTTCTATAACGAGACATAACCTCTTTCAGGTATTGCTCTGCTTTTACCTTAGGAAGATTACCAACGTCAATATAGAAGATTCTTCTTTCAGGTGCACGTGACAATCTGTAGATAACCAGACTATCTTCAATCATGCGAAGTTGATTGAGTGCCTTGATTGCCTTGTGAAGATATGAGAGAACAGAACCTTTGTTTCTATCGACCAGACCAGAACTGCAATAAACTACAGAATCTTTTGCAATTTTGATCGCACTTTGAGCTGCTCTGTTACCAGATAGAGTTTGTGTGGGATACTTTGCACCAGGTGTATACATAAAGAATTCTTCAATCTCTGGTGATACAATTTTTGCATCATTACCACCATTTTTCAGATTGACATAGTTGATATCATTCTGCTTATTCTTTTTCTCTTGACGCACAAACCTCATTTTGAGAGGATCAATGTATCTCAATTCTTTGATACCCTCTTGGGGTTTCTTCATATCAATGACTTTCAGGTAATATAATCTGCCGTCTACATACCAATTTCTAAAGATTTCGTGTGATTTTCTATCAAAATCTAAAATTTCTTTGATATACTTGAACTCTGCTCTAATTGCTTTCTTCAGTTTGTCGCTAGCATTTACATTAGAGAGTTCAATTTCAATGGGCGAATCGTACAAGTCGCTGACGATTGCTTCATTAACTACGTCTTCGATAGCACCATCGCATTCTGGATGGATTGCCATCTCTCTATATCTTCTTATGAGATCGTTCTCATTGCGATATACACCTTCAATATCTACGTATTGACCATAAAATCCACTAGCAATATAGTTGTCAACCCCGTCCTCGTTTGAAGGAGGAACGGGGGAGACGATACTAGTGGATTTCTTTTCTGTATCCTCAATTGAAAAACCAAATAGTCTGGCCATATTATAAAACGGGTTGTCTTTATTTTATTATTTAGTTGATGTCTTCACCACCCGCTGCGGGAGAAGTTCCCTTAGAAGCTTCCCACCAATGGACTTGAAGTTCTACAGTGAACTCTTCAATGGTATCTGTGGTCTCATAGTTCAGATCGATTGTAGATATATTCGTTGGGAATGTATCATAGAATCTGTAAGATCTGAGAATACCACCATCTCTGTCTAACTGATAGACATAAGCATCTGCCTGATAGTCATCTGGATTAACGAGTCCAGTTGCATCATTCATGCTGTTGATAGTATTCATCCACTTCTCGAAAGCAGATCTGATTGAGAAATCACTGTCGTTAAGAACGGTGATTGTCCAAGTCTCGAAAGTTCTGTCTCCAGCAACTTTCAGAATACGACCTCTGAATGGGACTTCAATAGGAGCAATTGTTGATGCTGGCAGAGCAGCTGCCTTGACAAGAAATCTTGCTTTTGACAAGACATCGTTCTCAACGGCAACTGCATCTGGGAAAGCAAGTTGAACCTCAAATAGATTGGGTCTTGCACCACCACCCGCTAGTTTGCTCTTGAAATCGGTGATCTTCCTTAAAGGAATAGAATTTTGTTGATTACGGCTAGGCATTGTTCTTTAAACCTCTAAATTAAACGTTACCGATTACTTCTTCAAATGAAACACCAGTTCTGGTGGCAACAAACGTAAGACCAATGAAGTTGATTGATCTTGCGGGTTTAATGAAGATATCTGCCACAAACTCATTATTATCTATAATGGCGGCAGTGTTATTTGTCTCATCACAAATAACTACGTAGTCTGTAATACCACGCTTTGCTTGTACATCGCGTAAGAAGGGTTCGACGATATTTACAAAGTTAGTTCTTGTAATTTCATCGTTGAACTCAAAGAGTTGATCCTTGGCGGCAGCGCTGATTGCGTTCTCAAGGAAGATGAACAGGCGACGAACGTTAATTCTATCGAAGGCAGAAGCCTTACCAAAGGCAGTCTTATCACCAAAGAGAACAATACCGGCACCAGGCGAGAAGATTACAGGGTTGACTCTAGCGGAGTACAACTTGTCTCTCTGCAACTTGGAGGGATTGTAAGCGAGTTTGACAGCATTCAGGATTGCACCTCTTGCAGTTCCAGCAGGTGAGAACCATGGGAAGTTGTTGATGTCATTTCTAGCACAAAGACCAGCAATGTCACCATTCAGAGGAACATATCTGAAAGTATCAGCAAATCTATCGAACATGTACTTGTAACCACTATCAATTACACCGTAAGTCGATGAAGTGATAGGAGCGGCAAATCCAAGAACGTTAGTCGTGATTGTTTCATCATTATTAACTGTTACGCTTCCAGTAGAAGTGTCAGTCAAGAATGCAGTTCTATAGGGTGAGATGAAAGCAACAGAATCTTGTCTTGCTTCAGCAACTGCGATACACTTATTAGCAAGTGCTTGTGCATCTTCCTTAGGATAGTTTGCTGAACCCATCAGAACAAAGTCTGCGGCAAAGTTATCAGGGTTGGTAAACAGGTCATATCCTGTAGAAAGACTACCGATTGTTGCAGTCAGTGCACCAGCGGCAGTGATATCACTTGTTCCGTCGTAGTTTTCACCACCAGACAGAGCAAGAGATTGGTTACCACCAGCACCAAATGTAACACCGTTGGTGTCTTGGTCCCAGCTAATGTCAGTTTCTAGGGTGAAACCAGAACTGTAACCAGTTGTAGTAATACCAGCAGGTTCTGAACCACCAAAGATGTTTGTCGAATTATTGTAGAGATATTTTCTCCAATATGCAGTGCTTCCTGCAGAATACTCAGCATCCTTTGCTTTCGACAGTGCAAGGTGCTTCTCTAAGATTTGACCAGCGTTTCCACTGATAGTTCCTTTGTCATCAATGACAACAACGTGAACTTCATCGAAACGTGAGTTTCTAGCAGCAGCATAACTTGAAGTACCAGGTCTTTCTGCAAGACCACTCCAACTTAAAGTTCCATCATTAAGAGTGATGGTCTGAGCATTGAACCAGTCAGAAGAACCAGTGTATGCAGTGCTTGCATAAGAAACAGTTTGACCAGCAGTGTGAATAGCAACCGAACCAGTGCTTGAGAATTCGTAAACACCACCTGGTTGATAATCAACTTCGGTTTCAGTTCCGTTAGCGGCAACGTGAGAAAGAACTTTAACACCAATGGTGTCTGTTCCAACTTCTGTTACAATACCTTTGAGGTGACCATCAAGAACTGATGTTGAACCAGCACCTGGAAGTACAGAACTGATTGCTTGAGTAACACCAGAACCGACGATGATAGCAGCAGCACCCTCGGGTGAAGCAACGTCAACGCCAGAAAGAACTTGGTCTACTTTACCGTCAATAATCGCAACTCTAAGATCGTTACCCCAAGAACCTGGATTTCTTGCAGCAACAGTTACGCCTGTGATTGTATTTTCATCATATTGTTTGTTGACATAATCGTCAGTGCTGTTGATTTTAATAGAAGCAGCAGCTCCACTAAAAGCATTAGCGAGATCAGTGTCATCAGATCTTACTACGTTAAGATTGCCACCATATGCTAAGAACGAGGATGCAACCATCCAATGCTCATAATGCTTATCGGTGTTATATGGCTTTCCAAAAGTGTCAAGTAAATCTTGTTCACCAGTTACAACAACTGGTACATTTACTGGTCCTTTTGCAAAAGGTGCTACAAGAGCACCAGTCTTATCAGTAGTTGGATCAACTCTTCCTAAGGTTAGGTCAACTTCCCTAACGACAATTCCAGGAGATGCTAAATTAAGTGGCATCTTAATTCTCCTTTTATCCAAATTTATCTGAAATTATTTATTGAAAACCTACTTTTCAGCGGGGAAACAATGCATGAACTACCAGTCTGGATACTCCCAGTTCATATTTGTATAGGATGACTTTCTTTTTTCTTTCACTCTTTTGATATTACATACCTTACATTCATATGAATATGAACTTGGAGTGACTGCTTTTCTCTTTCTGATTAGATAAAAATCATCAAGCAGACTTTTTACTTCTCCACAGGTTCTACATTTCCTTTGTGAGAAAAGTAAATGCTCTAATTCAATCTGCTTGTCGAAGTCCATTAATAATAATCCCACATATAAGATCTATCCCCATATTCATCAGCGTGCCATCTATCACCTTCATTATCTACAAATGAACCAGTTATATCATTAATACCATCATCTAAGAACCCAAAAGGTGCCATATCTTGGTCAATCTGATTTTTCTGCTCTTCATATATTCTTTTTCTTACATCATTATCAGTCATCTCCTTGAAGTAGTCTTGTGCTACTAACCAAGAGAAAATAACCAAGCACATTGCAAGGTCATCATTACAACCTTCTTCTGCTTCAAAAGAATTGTGCTTCTGGGCAAAGGTTGTAAGTTCTGAAATAATATCATAATCTGTTGTGATAATCTTATCATCTTCCAACAGTGTCTTTAGATTAGAACAACCAAGTTTCTTGACCTGTGCAGTTGTTCTTACACCCATCTGAGATTTCTTACCAGAAAAACCGTGACCGACAACTTGACCAGCACGTCCTCTCATAGCAGCCATCAACATATTCTCATACTCTAAGTCATAATGGAGAATACTTGCTACTTGCTCTCCAATATCATTGACTTCTACTAGAACCCAAGCATCATTATAATTCTTTGCTGTTTGTTGAATAATATTTGGGAACAACATCGGTTTGATTTCGTTGTTCCTATACTTTGCAACTACTTGATATGGGAAGTTTGTAATATCAAAGACGACAAATGCACTATAGTCATTCCCCAGACCACGAGCAACGTCAACAGTAAGAAGGTAGTTATGTTCTGGCTCGGACTTCTTGTAGATATCCAAACCTGCATTTCTTTGAACTGGGTCTTCATAAACAAGATTTCTTAACTTAGATGGATTAATAAGAGTATTAACAGATCCTAGAAACTCACACTCAAACTCAACCTTGAACTGTTGTTCAGAAGTGTTGGCAATTGTCTGCTCTTTCCAAACCTGGTCTCTACCAGGAACTTCTGACCAGTGAACGTCAGTTGGGATATACTCG